CCTAGGGCCTCAACCAGCATCTGCTCTTCCTCAGGGGTAAGCTCTTCGTCTTGACCCTCCATGGGCACTCCCTGAGCGTCTACGGGGGTACCACCGATACGACCATCAGACTCCATCTCCATCATACCCTGCTTAGCCTGAGCACGAAGGTCTTCAAAGAATCTTACACCGTAGTAGCGCAACACGTCTGCAGGGATAACATACTCACCCTCAGAGAGTTGGGCAGGAATGTCATCTCGCACTTCCGAAGCCAAGGAACCCGGAGGGATTTCATTACCAGTGACAGGCTCACGGCTCATTCCGTCATCAGCCATACCACCCTCTTGCATCAGTCTATTCATTTGTTCATCCTCTACCATGCCACCTTCAGCAAACCTCAGGTCCGGTTCTGTAATTTTTTTAGGGTCAAATTTTGCCCGTACATCTCTTAATACTGCTGGAGAGTTTTTAGGTCTATCAATAAGCATGATAAGACTTGTGCTGCCGGGGTCTTCAATGTCGTTAATATATGGGACGTGGGTAAACCCTTCTCTTGCCAGTTCTCTACGAAGATTTACTGCAGCAACCTGATTAGGGTTGTTGGGCAGCAATTCATTCTGTGGAAACAAAAGACCGGAATACTCTCGGATCATAGAGTTCACATCTGCCTCACTGAAAAATCCAGTGGGATTATCAAAAAGCTCTTCCGGCTTCTTGTTGAACATCTTTGCAATTTCTTCTTTTGTAACTGGGTCTGTGGTCCGTGCACGAAGCTCCATTGTATAGCCCTGAGGATTCTCAACCCGACCTGTGTAACGGTCTTCGGTTACATAGAGATTTCTCTCTGCTGCAGCCCTAGCTGTACCAACGTGCACACCAAGCAAGTCTTGTGCGCTACGACCCAACTTGGTCTCTTTTGCGAGATCAAACTCAGTAAATTCTTCAGGCGCTGTAGAGGTGTGATATACCGTATCTCTAAACCCTAGAGCCTCTGCTTTTTTATCTGTTGGTCTTTCTGGGCCTTCCCCTGCACGAGGACCAAGAGGCGCTCTTTCTGGGAGAGGCTTCTCCGTCATGTAAGTAAACTTAGGGTTTTTCTTTGGTGGTAAGTAACTTGAAACATGGCTTACAACAGAGAGAACGTCATCTGAGTTTACCCCAATGTACTCTGCCACAGGTTTGATTTCAGTTTCTATAAAATTCCAATATCTTTGATCCTCGTGGTGAGGAAGCTTTTTGGCAAGGTCCAAAATTTCTTTGTCTTTGAAATGATTAAGGACAGCCAACGAATTGGTTGCCGTTTGACCCCAAAGAGTGTCTGCAGGGTACAGTGCTACTTCCTCAGAGTAAGAGTCTTTAAGTTTTGCAATACTTTCCTCTGGAGTCAGTTTTTCGTCAGAAGCAAATCCTGCAACGGACTCTTTGGGATTGCTCTTAGGGAAGAGCGTACCTTCATCCAAAGGTTCAAAATCAGAATCGACAAGATTCTCATCAACTTCTGGGGAGTCAAGCTTATCGCCCCTCTTCAAAAACTTTGCAGGAGTCATAGTGATGCCTGCGGGAGTAACTGCCTTAGCCACTGTCGTTGCACCCTTAGCAGCAGGGACCAGAGAGGAAGCAGTGATTGCATCACCAATGACAGCCTCTCGTGCTTTAGTAACTTGTTCGTCAGTGGCTTCTTGATAACCTACACCATACATCCGCTTGATTCTGCCATCAAGGCTTTCTGCACCAAGTCTAGAAACGCTATCGGAAATCTCTGTAGCAACATCTTTTGTCGTCTCAATAGGGCTTGTGACAAACTCCTTGGCACCCTCGTAGGCACTGACAGCCATGTTCTTTAGGGTACCAAGTTCGTCCTCGTTGAAAGCTTTACCAAAAGCTTCCCCAAAGGATTCATAGTCGTTATCAAGGCCAATGATATTGTCTACAAGAAGGTCTGTGTAAGAAAGCCCTTTTTGCTCTGGGGTTTCTGCTCTGGCTTTTAGGTAAGCAGACTTACGATTTGGGGCAGAAAAAGCTTCTTCTGTTTGGTCCTTGAGTCTCATTCTGCATTCACCTTGTCACGAAGTTTCATCAGGTTCTTCAAGGCTTGAATCTCTCCTTGAGTCCGGTAAATATCTACAGTGTCTGTGACCTGTTCGAGCTTCTTATAGCAGGCTTGGATTCTGTTACCCAACTCTTGCTGAAAGTCAGTCCAGAGTTCTTTGTTGTTGACGAAAGGCTTTAGGTTCACTGCTGGCCCTCACCAGTATTGGCTGCAAAACCCGGCTCACCCGGAGTAGGGACAGAACCAGTGCCCATGTTACCACCGCCAGAGCCTGTCGTATCCTGAGCCTGAACCCCTGCAGGAGCAGCAGCAGGAGGCTGTCCGGGTTGTTGTCCTTGCTCAGGAGCAGGGGGTTGAGTTGCTTGGAAGCTCTTGAGGATTTCAGCTTGAATGGCTGCACGTTGCATGGAGTTTGCAACCTTATCAGGATCAAGGTCCATAGACTTAGCAATCTCACGGACGATGTAATCCATACGAGCAAACGGAGCGAGGACAGGGTTCTGAACAACACCAAGGAACTGCATCAGACGCTGAGAACGAACTTCATTGGCCATCAGAGATTCAGTACCAGCAGCCTTAACTTCCAAGTCACCCTTGATCTCAGGGTCAAAGTCAAACTGCATATTGAAGCTGAACAGTGCCTTACCAAGAGGGGCAAGCAAATAGTCGTCAATGTTTTTAACCACAGTACGGATAGAACCGTTAGCGGCAGACATCAGCATGGAAATACCAGAGGCTGTACGACCAACACCAGAGATACCAGTCTGACCATGAGCAAACGACGGGAAGCCAGTGGATTCATCGGCCAATACTCTGGCTTTATCAAACATCTGCATGTTCTCGTTGGAGACGTTGGGGAATTTTGTGCCGAAGATAGCTTGACCCGGAGCGCCACCCTGACGCCGGAAGACTTTACCGGGGTACACAGTCAGGTCTTGACCGGGAACAAGGTTTGTCTCATCTACTTCAATAATCAGGTTGCCACTCAAAGCAGCGTTGTCTACTGCCATACGCATGAACCCGTTCATCAGGGTCTGAGTGTCATCCATGTTCTCTGCAACACCAACGCCCCACATCGAATAGGGGTTGATTTCGTAGGGCACAACGTAGAATGGGATGATTGTGGGTGTGAAGGGGTTCATCACAAGACGAAGAACTCTACCATTGCAGACCCAAATATTGACCGAGACTTGAGACTTGTTCTTGAGTTCAGCAGGGATAGTTACCTTGTGGTTATCAAGGATATCCCTATCTACATTGCCCCAAAACTCCAGAACTTCGTAACGCTCTGTGCTGGGCTGTTGGGCATCATCTTCCATGACCTGTTCCCACCACTCTTTGATGTAGTTGGGGCCAGACTTGATTGCAGCTTCAATCTCATTTTTACGAAAGTAAGGACGAGTAGCAAGCTTACGGAGGTCACTACGAGACATCTTGTGACGCTCAATGGCAAACTCAGACTCTTCCATGTTGTTGGCATCCGGGTCCGGGTAGAAGTTCCAGATAGACACGTTGGAGACCATAGGGACAGTCTTCATCACCGGATCGTAGCTGCCCTCATCATTCCAACGAGGGTACTCTTTATCCACCGCAAACGGACCCTTCATTACGCCAGTACCAAACAGGGCGCACTCAAAGGCAGTAGACCGCAGGTGCTTAGAGGCATGGGACTCTTCAAGCTGGTCGTGGATTTTCTTTTCCATCTTTTTGGCTGCAATCATAGCAGGCTCAAAGGTAATCTGAGAGGGAGTCATGCCGGGACCGGGACGAACTTCTTCGATAGGCTCAAACTCTTTCTTGAGTCCACCAAGACGCTCACGGTAGTCCTGCATGGTCTCGCCGGGAAGCAGAGGCTCAATACCAGCAGCCTTCTCTGCCTTCTTTACTTCGTCGTTAGTCTCAATATGGACTGTATCTACCACACCCTCAGGGAGCGTAGTAGGATCAATAGTGATAGGAAACTTATTACCACCGAAGAGCACCTCGGTCATCTGCCCAAAGGCAGCAAGCACTTTAGTTTTAGTAACTTTCACAAAAACTCTGGACTTCTCAGTGTCAGTAAATTTGACATCAGGGCCATACAAACCACGATAATTGCGGTAGGCCATAATCCAACGATACTCCTCCGTCTCTCTTGCAGTCTCAGCCTTAGAGAAACGCTCTTCCACGTAGGAGACAATCGTACCTGCTTTTTTATCAGTATTCGTGTCGCCAGAAGTATCCTCGACTGCAAGCATCTTAATGCTATCGGGGGAGATGTTGTCTTCTTCCATTCTCATTTCCAATTTGTGTTAGTAGCCGAAGGTACTGTCAGCGATCTGAAAGCCAGTTCTGCCAGAGTTAGGGTCCAGATCGAATAGACCACTCCTCGGGCGAGTCATAACCCCGTATCTCAGGGCATCATACAAGTGATCTTCTGCCTTAGTGTCCACATCTTCTGGGTTAGTTTTATCTAGGGGAAGAGATGGCAGTTGAGAGATCAGGTTCTTACAAGTATTGAAGATAACCATTCTGGGTGCATCTGTGTAAGTATCGTGCTGCAAACGTCTATGGATTTCGTTCTTACCTGCAATACGAGAGCCTTTACTCCTGTCTGCAGGACGCCAGCGGCATCCCTTGAGGATCATACGTTCAGCAATGCTAGGGCCAGTATCACCACGCTTGTGCCAGAGGGAGGAGTCAAGAACACCGTAGCGCATCTTTTCCCCAGACTCTTCTTCAAGGACTCTATCTGCCAAATCCTCTGCAAGAACCTTGGAGACGTACAACTCACGATACACAATCAACTGCTCATCAGGAGCCACAGCAAACCAAAGAACACCAGTATAAGAACTGTAGCCATAGTCAGCAGCACGAAACCTTGGCCAGCTAGTAGGGATTTCAAACGGGTCAATGACATGCAGTCTACGATTAAACTCTGGAAAGGCAGCACCCTCTGCAGTATCCCAGTTACCTTCTAGAAGCTGCTTCCTCTGGTGCTCAGGGAGAGACAAGAGGTTGGCTTCGTACATACCATCGTCGGCCAAGTAGGGGTTATCGAAGAGGGTTGCAGGAATGAAGCGTCTTTGGAAGAGGGGTTCACCTTCACGAGAATGACCCTTAGGCCACTGGAGGGTTTCACCTGTCTCGGGGTCGATAGCCCAGAAAGCTTTACCGGGAGGTGAGGGATCAATGAAGGCTTTCTTAACCCAGTGATGTCCTGCCCCTCCGGGGTTGGTTGTAGCTCTCTGATACAGCTTTAGGCCGCTATCACGAGTTGTTCTGAGACGAGAACGCATATAGTTCCAAGCGTAGGGACTAGACCACTGGGTAAGTTCGTCGAAACCAATCCAGTTGTATGCCTGACCTTGATAGCGAGTAACGTCGTCATCTGAGTCTAGGTAGCTCATCCAGAGTGTTGCTCCAGACGGTGCTACCCAAGTCTTGTCTCTTTCTAAAAACTTAATCCCCGGAATGGCTCTGGGGTACAACATCTTTGAA